AAGGGGCCTGGTAGTATCACAGCAGGAATAACAAGTATGCAAGGTTATGATATAGTAGTAACTGATAGATCCGCTTCATTAAAAAAAGAACTTCGTAATTATGTTTACTTAGATAAAAGCGCAAAGATATATGTTGATGATTTTAACCACTGTATCGATGCAGCTCGTTATGGGTTTAGTTTCTTAACAAAAAATAAAATAGAAAATTGGGTATCATGAGTATATTTAGAAAGAAGATAAAACCCGAAGAAGAATACCAACTTACTAATGAAGATTGGGTACTGCTTTCACAAATGATGTATCAGAATGTCAATCGAGGGCAGGACATTAACTCATTCATCAATAAGACTGACTACATCGAAAAGGGATTTGTCCGTAATGCTGCTGTATATTCGATTATCTCATTACGGGCCAGTTCAGCAAAAGGCATACCCTGGTTAGTGTATAAAGTCAAGAACTCACAAAAATTAAGACAGTACCGGGATATAACCAAGAAGGACTTGGACCTTCATAGAATACTCACACTGAAAGAAGATGCATTAGAGGAGGCATACGATACGCCAATTAACAGACTACTGAAACGGCCTAATCCCACTCAGAGCTTTCAAGACTTAATAGAGGCATTGTTTGTTTACCGTGATACTACCGGAGATGCTTATCTGACACAAGTAGATAACCCGGCAACAAAAGAGATAATACAACTATTTGTACTTCCGTCTGATAAGACAAAGATAGTAGGCGGTCCGTTTACTGATCCGGTCGCTGGCTATCGCTTTCAGGCATTGTCTCAGGACATCATATTACCAGAGAAGGTTATGCACTGGAAATATTTTAATCCACGTTGGGATAGTGACGGCAGACAGTTGTATGGTTTAAGTCCACTTGTGGCAGCAAGTCAAAATATCAATTCAGATAATGCAGGGATCGACAATGAGACTTCATCATTTGCTAATGAGGGAGTAAAGGGAATACTTACAGGAACAGACCAGGATGTTATAGAGTTTACCAAGACTCAAACCGATACACTGATTAAGAAGCTCAAAAGAGCTACTACAAGAGCAAAGGCTGGTGACGGTAATGTAATGTTTAACCGTGCGCCAATGGATTATATTAAGATAGGCGAAACGCCAGTTAATCTTGGTGTATTAGATTCACGTAAATACAATAAAGAGGTTCTTTGTAATATATTCCATATTCATCCTTCATTATTTTCTTCTGATGCTTCGACACTTAATAATCTAACTGAGGCCCGGAAAGCATTAATTACTATGTCGGTTATGCCAGATATGGATTCGCTGAGGGACAATCTTAATACGATGTTTCAGCGTGCCTTTGGTGACCAGTGGTTTATAGACTACGATATTATGGCTATCAGTGAGCTTCAGGATGACCTGGAGAAACTTAGTAAGACATTGCTTAATATGGACTGGATTACCATTAACGAGAAACGAGCAGCCACACAATATGAGGAGTATAAAGATCCTTTAGCTGATGTACTGCTAACCGACATGAGTAAAGTACCATTAGGTTACGGTATGGATTCAGGCTTTGAAGATATTGATGATAATATTAATAAATTGAGAAAATAACTAAAACCCAAAATTATGAAAGCAACTATTAGCTACAGCGGAATACTTGAGATAAGCGCAGAAAATGAAATGGAATGTTATACACTCCGTAGATGGAAAGATGAGAATAAGGATTCCAAAGATGAAATTACTACGGAAAATATTAGTATTGCATCAATGTTTGAAGAAGGTGATTTTGATGAGACTAAAAAATGACCTGGGACGAGATAAATAAAAAACGATTGCCATTTATCAGAATGGGAGAAAGGCTTTTTAAAGGAATGTATAATGAGATTAAGATACAGTTGAAAGAAGTGATTAAAGACAGACAAACACCGGAGCAGATTACTGAGGCTGTCAGAGGGTTTTCCTTTGATGAGCGGATTGTGCAGTCTGCTTATATTCGCTTTTACACTAAGACTGGCTTAAACTTTGCTAAAGACACAAAGAACAGGCTGTCAGGCATGGATCTGAAGGATTATGATTACGATGTATGGCTATCACAGATGACCGGGTATGTAAGGGCAAATACAGGATTTAAGATAAGCAAAGTAATAAGTACCACTTATAAAGATATTGAGCGGATAGCTAAAAATGCAGTTGAGCTTGGAATTGAAGAAGGCTGGGGCATGGATAAGATAGCACGTGAGATTGTAAAGAAACAGGGCACGATTGATAAGTGGAAAGCGCAAAGGATAGCACGTACTGAGGTAGTCGCTGCATCGAGTGAAGGGGTTAAGCTTGGAGGTGAAAGCATCCCAGGTAATAAGACTAAGATATGGATAAGTACCTTCGATCAGAGGAGCAGGCCCGACCATATGGATATGGATGGTGTTAAGGGTGCCTTTAATGAGGACTTTGATTTGAACGGTGATAGTTTAGCTTATCCTGGTGATCCAAAAGGACAAGCAGCAAATATAATTAATTGCAGATGTGGATATGAGATTATAGTAGAACCAGAAATATATTAATATGAAAAATTTTAAATATGGTGCGCCATGTACCCAGATAAAAGACATAAACCTAAAGGATAGGATTGTGCAGGCTTATTACTATGATTCACAGCAGCCAGACAGTGATAATGACTTATTAAATACTGGTTTATACAGCAAAAGCATATCCGAGAGAGGGCCAAAGTCAGCATACCCTAGAATTAAGCATTTATTCAATCATTGGGACGGGGCCGGAGTAGTACAGGAGCTTGGTGAAGATACCCAGGGCGGATGGTTTGTATCAAAGCTTGGACGGCACACCGTAGGCCGGGATACTTTGTTAATGTATGAAGATGGCTTAATAACTGAACACTCGCACGGGTTAGAAGTTACTGATTCGGAAAATATAACTAAAGACGGGTTACCAATACGATCTATTAAAGAGGCTGTATTATGGGAGGTCACATCACTTGACAAATGGGGGGCGCAAATGAATACACCTGTCATGAAATCACTTGAGGATCGTAACTACTGGACCAAGCGATTAGATGTAATGATTAAGTCATTCGCTAATGGTAAATACACTGATGAGACATTTGAGCTGCTTGAGGTGCAGCTAACACAGATAAAAGAAATGATACGACTATTCGACAAGCCGGAGCAACTACCCACTCGTCAACGGGCCGGGAGCCAACCCACTTCGAAATGGTCGGGATTTGGTAATATTAAATAAATTATTAATTAAAAACATTAAAGAGATGTATAAATTTAAAAACATCACAATACCGGAAGAACATGGTTTTGATGATGAGCAGTTAAAGTTTCTTCAGACTATTGACGAAGCTATGGAGAAAGCCAAAGAGCAGACTTCAAAAAAAGAGGATATTGAAACTATCAAGAGTGATCTTGAGGTGCAGATGAAAGCTCTTAAGGACAACTTCAATTATGATAAGATGCAGGAGCAGATTAATGCTGTATTTATCAAGTTGAATGATATGGGAGTTCCTGCTGTTGGAGCAACAAAAGAACAGAACGAAGCCAAAGAGCTGAAGCTTAATAATGACTGGGTGAGAGGTCTTTTGAAAAAAGATAAGGCTGTTATGGCTACTGCCTCTACGGAGTTGAAGACACTATCACCTATCATGCATTTAGGGCCAGCTACTGGAACTGATGCCGGTGATTTGGCAGTGGATTACACTCAGGGCGGTTATCTTGTCCCTGAATTGTTTACTTCAGAAATATACAGGTTTGCTATCTCAGGCGGTGTATCGCGGAGGGAATTTAAGTATATGCCCTTTGTAGGTGCCGGAAATACTCGCAAGCTGAACTATCAACTTACCAATGTTGCTGTGATATGGGTTGATGAGGCTGAGATAAAAGGTAAAACTAAGCCTACCACTGACCAGGTAACACAAACACTAGAGACCTGTGCAGCTATTTGTATCTTGACAGAAGATATTGTTGAAGATGCTGCTTTTAACCTTGTTTCATGGGTTAGTCAGTTAATAGGTGAAGCAATCGCTGCTGCTGAAGATGACCAATTCTTTGCTGGTACCGGTGCGCCATTTACGGGGATTTTAACCACTGCCGGGACAGTTGGACTTTCACTTGCTGCTGATGTAGGACCGATAGATATGAGACCTGAGTCTCTACTCGCACCTACGGTAGCAATACCTGAA